TAGATACGGTAAAAAGAATGGTAAGAATAGAAAAGATTTATTAAAAGCTATTCACTATATTATTTTATTGATGAGTAGTGAGGGTGAAACAAAATTAAACTAATAACAAAAGGACTATATTATGACAATTGATACAAACATAAGTTATTTTGCTGAAGATGTAGGCAAAAATCTATACAGAAAGAAAACATATTATACACTTGTGATTGAGCAGGAAGTATTGGCAAAAGATAAAGACGAGGCAGATAAGTTATTAAGTGAATGTGGTATTGACCACTCACAGATCAACCACGAAATTACAGAAACAAAAGACGGTGTTGAAACCTATATGGTAGATGCTAATTATACTGATAGTGGTGATACTGAATATTATGGTAAAGTGGTTTACGATTTATCGGATCCTTATGCTAAAGAAGAAGGATACGTAGAACTTGATTCATCTGCTGAAGAAATAACTAAAACACCGTACACGGCTGGCGAAGGAATTTAACAAAGGAGAAAACTATGATAGAAACAATAGCAACAATTGATATATTAAACTTAGCACTAGATCAAATAGATGATGGTAGAGTTGCTGATGCTAAAGATACTTTAATCTCACATAGAGATAAACTACAAAACGAAGTAGATCAGTTTGAAAAGTGGGCGGAAGAACAATCAAATATTGATACTTCAATTCAATTAGAAGTTGAAAATACACTTGGAAAATAGACATACAAACACACGTGGACAGACCGAATCATCAATCCTCGGTCATCCTCGGACGATTAAAATGACTAAAAACGTATATAATACAAGGGTTTTTAAATGCTTGACATTTTCATTGTTTTCCTGTATTATAATAGTAATTAACATTATGAAAGGACTAAAACACTATGGCTACTAACTTCAAATACGACAAAGAGAACTTGTTTAAAGAGTTTGAAATCGCAAAACAAAAAGATATTAAACTATCTAAAAAGAAATCTCTATCCGAGAAAGAAAACGATAAACACGATAACAGAATACAGTTTTTAAAAGACCATATCAAACTGAAATCTACAAATCCAGAAGTGTATGATTTAGTTGATATTAATTTTGATAACTTACTTCTTGCTTATCAATCACCTAATCCGAGAGATTACTTTTATACAAAAGTGTTTGGTATGACTTATGCTCAAAAGATGGCAGAAGCTGCCGAGAAAGAAGCTGAATCAGTAAACGATTAATTATGGGATTGATCTATACACATAATACTAGTGGTGCTATTCGTAAACTTCGTAGAAAAAAACCTACGAAGTCCTACGTAGAGGCATTGAAAAAACATATTCACTGGTTAAAAAGTATAGGTGTCAATGTCAATGATAAAGGTAAAGTAATTATTGCTAAAAGACAATCATCAAATATTTTATTCAACGAAGAAAAACCAAAACAGAATTTTGTACCACAACCAAAATCTAATCCTGTAATAGGTAATGGCGGTACGAAAGTAGATACTAGATGGAAACTAGAAATCAGTAAACAGTATTCTATCTTACCAGCATATAACAAAGGTCCTTATATGGTGGTATCAAAAGGTGACCTAAAAACTGCTGGGAGAAAAGTATGAGAACAATGATGTTACTAACAATTATTACACTTTTAACTATGGTTATTGCTAAAAGTGAAGAAGTGACAATGGATCAAAAAGTAAAGAATTATATTGTCAAAGAATGGAACGATATTAAAGAGTTTCAAAAAGCTGGTTGGGAAGAAGGCAAAAAACAAAATGCTGAAAACTGGTCTAAACTTAAATCTTTATTAGGTATTAATTAATGTTACACAGAATTGCTGATTTTTGTAAAAAGATAGATGCTATTAAAGAACAAAGTGATAAACTTTATAATCTTAAATACAATAATCCTAAAACAAAAGAACGTGATTTACAAGTAAATGATTTAATTTCTGATATACAATATCAATGTATGTTAGTAGCAAATGATAAGAGTAAATATAAAAGTTAATATGAAAAAAAGTTTAGTATTGTTATTATTTGTATTACTAGTAGGTTGTAGTGCTAATAGATCACAAGTCGGAGCTGTTATGGGTGCTACTACAACAACATCAAGTTGTGTTGCTATGGGTGTAAATGATCCTTATGTTATCGGTGTATGTTCGCTTACAGGTGCGTTTGCTGGTGCTAGTATTATGTACAATTCTGATTATGATATTCACTATGCTCAATTTGTAGATCACTTAAATTCAAGTCCAGGTAATAAACAATCTTATACAACTTGGTATAATTCTAAAACAAAAAATAGTGGAATAATAAAAACAAATTCATCTTATCTAAGAGGTCCAATTAAGTGTAAAGATTATAGTAGTACAATAGATATTACTCAAAGTTGGCCGCTGATAGGTATTGGTGGAGTAAACAGAAAAATGTTATTTGGCACCGTGTGTCAAATGCCAGATGGACAATGGAAGGAGTTGAAAAATGGCTAATCAATGGTATGAAAAAGTAAAAGAACTAGAACTACAGAAAAAAGAAATAGAACAAGAAAAAGAATATACTGTATCACAAGAGAAATTAGATTTCCTTGATGAGCAGTTACACGATTTAGAACACAGTATTAATATTGTAAAAGGTTATGAATAAAAAAAGAACTCTATTTTTAGTATTTGTTACATTACTATTAATACCTATGTTAATTAACATAGTATTTGCTGGAGAGCAAGTATTGTATAATAAAATTAAAACTATTCCGCCTGAAGATGTAAATGGTCAATATTGTTTTATTAAAGTAATTATAAAACAAGAAGGTGAGAATATTATTAAAGAAGAAATTTTGGAGTGTGCTGATGGTAAACGAGGTCCAGAAACGCCAGGTTATTGGCAATTGTTTGCTGAATTTTATTACCACGATGTCAATACTCCAGAATATTGTAGATACTACAATAGACCAAAGCACGCTTTTAAGTCGTTCGGAAAAGTGTGTTTACAACAGAACGGTGAATGGGAGGTTAGATGATTAAAAATCTAATAATAATCTCATTACTACTTGTAATTGTATTAGGTTGGAGTGCTGATGACTTTTTAAACTATATTTCAATGGCACTTGACAAAATGAAAGAAGTAGTGTATTATATACAAAATGAGGTAAATTAACTATATGATGAAAACAGTAAAACTACTTACAGTTGTAGCAGCCAGTTTCTTATTGGCAAACTGTAGTACAAAAACGTACAGTATCAAAAGTGAAGATGGCAAAACTTTGAATAGTGTTCCTAGTTGGTATATGGCTAACTACGAAGAATCAAAAGCTTGTGATTTAAAACTTTTCGATAGTAAAGATAATAATAAACAATGTATCTTTGGTGTCGGTACTGCTGTATCGCCAGACTTAAATCTTTCAATTGAAAAAGCAAAGATGATTGCTAAAGCTGAATTGGCAGATATAATCAAAGGCGAAATGAACAAACAATCAAAACAATTTATAACTGAATTAGGTAAATCAAATACAAAGACAGTTGTTAGTGAAGTTGAATCTACACTTGTCAATGTAATTAAAAATACACCTGTAAGAGGTTATGAAATCTTTGAACAAGATGTAACTTTAACTAAAGCTGGTTATTATCGTGCTTGGATTGGTCTAAGACTACCAATGGGCGAGTTTAATAAGATGTATAACTATACCATAGATGAAGTTGTTGACGCTTATAAACTTAAAGAAAAAGCTAACATATCTTACAAAGAAGTATTAGGTAATAATGATGGAGATAATAGTTTACAGTAAAAATAATTGTGGGTATTGTACCAAGGCAAAAGCTTTAATTAAAAACCTTGGTCTTACCTACACAGAAAAAAAGATGGAAGACTTTGCTTCATTGGATGCTTTATTAGAAGATATAGGTAAAAAAGTAAGAACTATGCCACAGATTAAAATAGACGGACAATTAGTTGGTGGTTATAATCAGTTAGTTGAATACTTTGCTGATAAAGGTAAAGTAAACTTTAAGGGTGAGATTGTCAGTGAATAATAATATAATATTGTTTCCTTTAGACCGTATTAAACACAAAGAAAATACTGGTCCTAAAGATACAACAAAACATAGTAAAAAGATTGAAGAACAACAAACAAAAGACTTTGTTGAAGCTGCTACAGATGATCTTGCTTTAAACTTGTTAAAACATTTTGTTGATATGGCTATCAGAACGAACACAGAAAAATTTACAAAAGACTTATCTTTATTAGTTGATGTAATGAGAGGATTAATTTATAGAGATTTTGGTCAATATCATCCTTCACAAGATTTAGCAGATAAGATTGTAGAAGTT